TTTGCATATTAAAATATTTGTTCGATTTAAAAGAAAGAATTATGAAGGCTTTACAGTGAATTTTATTTCAAAGGAATTTATTTTCTCAATTACTTTTTCGAGTTCACTGATTAAAAGTTTAATTCTTCAAGATTAGTTTCTATTATTAAGGGTTTCATGTCGTAAAGGTATGCGACATTTTTCGTAAAACAAAATATAGGTTAAAAAGCAGGCAAAGAGAAGTAATGTTTACAAGAATGTTTAAACAAGTATTTTTTAAAAACCTATAAGAAGTAATGCGGTACTACGTTTGAGAAGATTCTAAAAAACTCCCTACAGGGTCACTAAGTATAAAAGCCGCAAACCCCTTGTGAATGCGGCTTTCCTTATTCTCACTACGTTTCAGCAAAAATAAAATAGCTTCTATTAACGTCTAATAACTTCAATTACGATATATTTGTTTACAAAATTATTGAAACGCTTTTTTAGACTGTTTAAACCATGGATAAACTAAATCTCACTCTTACAATTAACCTTCAAAGGCCGGATAAAAACGGCCGCTATCCAATTAGAATCAGATCCTGCATCAAAAGAAAAATCAAATATTATCCTACTGGCATATCGGTATTAAGGGATCAATTTAAAAGCAGGGAAATAGTAAAGCACCCCAACAGAGCAACGTTAAACGCTTCCCTCCGATCTCAACTGGTACAACTGGAAAAAGATTTAGTCGAGAATAAAATTTTCTCAAAAGAAAGGCCGGCAGATTTTTACAGTTTTTGTGAGAGTAAAATAAAACAACAGAAAGCCAGGGACAACCCCTCAACGACTAAACACAAGGAAAGCTATTTAAGGAAACTTAAAAAATATAAACACTCTTTAAATTTTAGCGACATTTCACCCTCCTTTATGTTCGATTATGAGAGGCACTGTAAGGAAAAAGGAAACAAACCCACGACGATATGGGGATCAATCAAATTCATTAAGACTATGATTAACGCGGCCCTCAATGACGGAACGATAAAAGGCAATCCCCTGAAAGGTTATAAATCTCCCGCTTATATTGATCCGGTTCGCGATTACCTAATAGACGAAGAACTTCTTAAGATAGAAAAGTTCGCATTAAAAAGCAAAAGCGAAAAACTTGTAAAAGTGGCTAACTGGTTTTTATTTTCCTGCTATTCTGGATTGAGATATGAAGATGTAAGAACCTTTAATAAAAAAAGCGTCATAGCAGATCGGATCATCTTAAGAACCGAAAAAAGCAAAACGGACGTATCGATTAAAATTCACCCCAAATTAAAATTAATTTTAGAAAATATCAGCAGTGAGGTAATAAGCAATCAAAAGATGAATGACTTTCTAAAAGTGATTGCCGAAAACTGCGAAATTAAAAAGAACCTGACTTTTCATTTAGCCCGCCACACTTTTGCGGTTTACTTCTTAAATCACGGCGGGAGCATGGAAACTTTAAGTAAACTTTTGGGGCATAGTTCACTAAAAACAACTTCCATATACGGGAAAATAACTGACATAAGGATAGATTCAGAAATGGATAAGGTCTGGGGTTAGCCTTCCCACACTTCTTCTTTTACTTTCTTCCACCCGGCAAGGGAAAGAAGCTGGGAAGCTCTTTCGTGTGAAAGTTTCCCTTTGAGAAGATTGCGCTTCGTCTCTGCCGCCAGGGAGCGGGAAATTTTCCCCTGGTACCAGTTTCGTTTTTTGGAAACTTCTTTTAAAACTTCGAGCGCATTATTTTCGATTTGCATTAGTTCATATAGTTTAATCTGCCTAATTGATAACCTGACAGAAATGCTTTAAAAAGATTATTTGTTTGACCGTTTTGGTAAAAGGCCCCCTTTTCGTACAATTCTTTGGCTTCTCTATCCATTCTTTCGCCTTTAAAAAATCTTTCAAAATTTTCTCTCAAATCGTAAAACTCTTTTGTTTCTGTAAATCTTGTACTCATAAATTTATTTATTTATTGCCAATATAAAGCAGCCGCAAGAATTACTAACCCTAATACCTGTTAATTCATCAGATTCAAAAGGGTAAAAATAATCCCTGCTGTCACCTACAAACCAGGCTCCTTTTATACCTTGTGTAGCTTTGTAGTAACTTGAACTTAAAGACTGTGTGTTATCGGGCTCAGCTTTTTTAAATCCATCGTGTAAGCTTTCACATCCATCGATCATTCCATTGAAGGAGGATTTTACATTTATAAACAAATTTTCTCTGTTTTTTTTGATGAAAGATTTTACAGTTGCAAGTGTGATTTTATTTTTCATTTTGTTTATGTGTGGGTTAAATATTGTCCTTTTCTGTAATAATATTAGAAACAATGTGCATCGGACATTCATCTGCTTTCATATCCTCGCGTGGCCAAATTTGAATAACTCCTTCACAATTTTCAATTTCATCTTTTGTATTTGCTTCCACGAATACAGTTCTTGTCTGGTCTTTAGAACCGCCGGTTACTGATAATTTTACTTCAAATGCTTTCATTTTTTTTATTTTTATGGTTTTTAAAATTTAACATATTTTCCTTTTTTGCTATCCCATGTTTCGCCCCTTCTTTCAGCCATTTCAGAAAGCATTTCAGCAGTCTTTGATGTTTTTCTTCTTGAATCTATTGAAAGTTCAACTAAGAAATCAATACACTCTTCAATTGTGTCACGTGTTTTGAATAATTCAGATTCTTCAACAATATTTAATAAAGATTGCATCTTTGATTTTAATTTTTCTGCACCGAATAATTCAGTAAGAGTTTCTATTATTATTTCTCTGTTTACTTTTAAATTTTCAATTGTTGCTTTCATGATGTAAAAGTATATCCTTTATTTCAATTGTCCAAATATTTTTGAACATTATTTCGAAAAAGATAAAATTGAATAAGAATCGGGTAAAATACAAGAAGTTATTAACACAGTGTTAATATTTTTAGCATTGAATAATGGGAGATGCTATTTAATTTAGCTAAAACATTACCAAATGAGCGCTAAACTGTTCCACTCCAATATCAGGACATTAAGAAAAAAAGCGAACCTGTCTCAAAAAAAATATGCGGAAACAATCGGAGTAGAATTAAAGAGATACGCCAAATGGGAAGAGGAACGCTCCCAACCCGATATAGATAATATTGAGATCATCGCCCAATCACACCATATCCCGGTGGATGTTTTGTTTAATTTAGACCTTGCCAGTTTAGCAAGCTAATTTATTTAGTATATTTCTACTAAAATCATTACTAATTTTGTTCTAATGAAATTAACTGCTAAACAGGAAAAGTTTTGCAATGAATATTTGATTGATTTGAATGCGACACAAGCCGCAATCAGGGCCGGATATTCAGAAAAGACAGCAGCCGTAATAGCAGCGGAAAACCTTACAAAACCTAATATTTCACAATACATCCAGGAAGCGCGCCAAAAATCAGCAGAGAAAGCAGAAATTTCACGTGAAAAAGTAATTAACGAATATGCAAAACTTGCATTTTTTGATATTAGAAAAGTTCTCACAGTTGATGGAGGCCTGAAAAACACAACAGAATGGGATGATGACAGCGCTGCCGCAATAGCAAGACTTGAAAGCTATGATGAAAAAGAACCGGATTCAGGAATGGTATTAGGAACCGTCCGAAAAATAAAAGTTTCAGATAAACGCGCCGCCCTTGACAGTCTTTGTAAGGTTCTTGGCTTTAACGCTCCCGAAAAATCAGAGATAAAAGTAAATAACGCGCCTTTCAATGATCAGCAGGTAGAAAAAATTATTCATGAGATTAAACGCTCTCGCAAATAGCCTTTTTAAACAACAGCCGACAGCCCTTCAACACAATTTAAAACTTTCCGGTGTTGTTCCCGTTGCTGATCCCATCATTCCCTTATGGGAACTTCCCGAAAAAACAAATACCGTAATTTTAATAGGGGGACGGGGAGGGATGAAAACTTACGGCGTTTCACAATTTATCGCTTATCAGGCATCCGTTAATAAAAAACGTTGTGTAATCCTTAGAGATGAACATTCACTAATCAAAGAATCTATCTTATCGGAAATCCTGCAACGTTACGACGACATCCCATTTAATACCAATACTGAAAAACTCACTACCGGAATAAAAGACAAGGAAACCGGAACCGAATTAGTTTTCACCAAAGGATTCAAAGCGTCGGATAATCAGAAAAAAGCCAATATGAAAGGCGTTTCTAATATTGATATTGCCGTGATTGAAGAAGCAGAGGACCTGACCGATAAAGATAAATTCAACACGTTTGTGGATTCATTAAGGAAAGAAGGTTGCCTGGTGATCGTCTTAATGAATACACCCGATATTGGACATTTTCTCCTTAAAAGTTATTTCTATACCAATATCCCTGCTCCTGTTCCTGACAACATCCCAGAAAAACTTAAAGATGATTTTGACGGATATTTTGAAATTAAGCCAAAAGAAATTCCCGGCTTCGTATGTATTCACACCGGATTTGAGGATAACGAGTTTTTACCCCAAAATATAGTCGACCGTTACAAATCTTATGGCGATCCGGATTCACATACTTACAATCCTCATTATTACATGACCGCTATTAAAGGTTATGCGAGCACCGGAAGAAAAGGGCAAGTATTAAAAAAGGTAAAAGAAATCTCACTCAAAGATTACCTTGCCCTACCGTTCAAAGAATATTACGGTCAGGACTTCGGAACTGCTTCGCCGGCTGGATTGGTAGGAGTTAAATTTGACAAGAATAACTGCTATGCGAGGGAGATTAATTACCTTCCTATGAATACGATCGCAATCGGGAAATTATATTGTACTCTCAATTTCGGACTGAATGATAAAGTTGTAGCCGATTCAGCGGATAAAGATGCGTGTGATAAACTCGCTGCCGGCTACCAGGCTAAAGAACTCAGCCAGGAAGACCTGATGAACTACCCTAAACTATTAAGAGGATTCTTTGTAGAAAAGTGCGTTAAAGGGGAAGGGTCAATAAGGGCAGGCATATCAATTATGGACGGGCTTAACTTATTTGCAGTGAAAGAATCTGAGAATTTGTGGAATGAAATCCGGAATTATACTTATGATAAAGACAAGAACGATAACCTCACTAATGATCCCATAGATGACTTTAATCACTTGATCGACCCGTGGAGGTATGTAGTAACTGATCAGCGCGGTAAACGTCAAATGTTTGGCGTATAACTAAAATATTTAGCCCTGTTTTGCTAAATATCTTACTTAGTTTTGATTTATGGTCTTTACTGATGATCAAATCGCTGGAATAATTAAAACAAATCCACAAAAAAAGCTGGTAAAATACGCAC